TTGTATGATTTTAATTTTGCGTATAAATTTCTTATTTTAAATCTAATACAATTATTACTATTCCTTTCATATTCAATATCAAATTTTGTTTTATAGAATTCATAATCATCTTTATGAGCAATAATTCTTCCATCAGAAGAATATCCATCTCCCAACCATACTCCAAGTAAATATGGATGAATACTCAACTCATTTTTAATAAATTTGATTGGATTAGATTTATGAACATAAAGAGAACCCTGAACACCCTTTCCTCTTTTATTTGCAGATTTTTTTTGATACTGTTCAAATATTTCTTGGGAAGTTATAACTTTTTTTCCAGTTCTCCAATAAGAACTATCAACTTCCCATAAATGATCTGCATCTGCTACTATTTCTTCACCATTATCAAAATATAATTTATAACAATTATGATTATACATAGTCTCGGTTTTCATAGTAACCAAAACTGCATCACCTGTTGGTGATAAAATTTCATCACCAACCTTGAGATCTCCCATAGTAGTCCAACCAGTTGGTGTTGGAATTAGAGTATCTAACGATAAAGCTTTGCCCGTTTGACGTGGCATCTTACAGATGTTAAATCTATGATCGTGGAAATTTCTAACTAACTTTTCTTGAAAAGGATACATTGCAAAAGGTTGCAATCCCTTATCAAGAGTTACAATCTTTACATAATTTTTTGCAAAATATACAGGATCACTTTGACACTTAATAAACTCCTCAATTTGTTCTTGAGTAAACTCAATCGGAGTATTTGCTTTTTTTAATAGGGGATTTCCCAAATAGACATCAGACATATTTTTTACCTACTAATTTCTTCCCAATCTAATGATGCAAAAACATCAGCACCAGCACTATTAGTAGCACATACAAGTGTTAATTCGTAAGGTGTTCCAGTCAAACCATTTCTTTCCAACTGAAACTTGAAAAGTGCTTCTTTAAGAATATCAACTGGTGTGCTGGATTGATTACTTGAACTAAAAAATCCAGATGCTAATACTCTACCCCCAGTAACAGTTCCACCAGCAATTTTATATTCAACAGCACTATCAACACCAGCACTTACCCAAGTACCTCCACTTGTAGTTGCACTTGCTCTTATTTGCCAATTATATTCAGGTCCATTTCCAATTCCCATTATGGATAGTGCAGTTAGAATAACAATTGCATCCAATCTATCTGGACTTGATTTGAGACGAATAGAAATGACTGGGTAATAAGTTCCTGCAGGTGAAGGTAAATCTACTGGTGATGTAATTGGAGTATTTACTGCCTGTTGTAATCCACGAAGTTCATAACCACCTTCTGAAATAACTGTAGAACAAACTTGTTTTAATGTACTTGCACTTGTTGTAATTCCAGTATTTGCAATCTCATATCTCAAAGGTAATGATGCAGTTGTGATATAAGTTGATTCAATAATATTTGCGTGATGGAATGAATGGCAGTGAATAAACTGTCCGTTAATTACAAATCCAACTCTTACAGTTCCAAGTCCCAACCACTCAATATCCATATAAAGAATTTGTGCTTTGGAAATATCTAATGTATAACCAGAAACACCAGTTCCATCTAATTTATCAATATTCCATTCTGTTTGTGGTACTCTTGTTTGTGTACCAGTAGATAAACTTCTCTCTGCAAAATATGCAGTAGTTTCATCAACCTCAAAATACATTCCATTATCAGCACCAAAATATCCAACTCTTTGTCTTAAGTTAGTTTTTGGTGGATTCATTACAAATGTATTCAACACGAGTAATGATTTGCCTGGTTGATATGAAAATACTTTTGTAGTTTCTCTAATTACAGAGCAACCAGCAGTAGTTCCAATACTTATATTAATCAAACCTTGTGTGGTTGCAAAACCAACTGTAGAACCAGTGCCTACAATCAAACTGTCCCAAAGATTGTTGTCTCTATATCTGTGGGAACTATCAAATAATGTAAGTGGTTGTGATATTCTAGTCCTTCCAAAAGCATCAGAATTTACACTGACTGGAAATCTATTAATATTATCTACAATATTTCCATCTCTGGTTGCAACACCATTAACTTCAAATAGACTTCTCTCTTGATTCAAGAAGTCCTGTGTGTTTTTATTCCACTGTGCCATAATTAGTCAATCCACTCTAATTTTCCAGGATGATATCTCCTTGTAGTTTTAATATTGAAGTTTTTCTCTTCTGCTGGATAAATGTTATGAACCATTGCTCCAGGATATTCTTTCTGAAGTTGCTCTCCAAGTTCTTGTTTAGTTGGAATACCATTCTTGGATACCATCTCAAGACGATGGATGCTACCCATCCAAGTAACATCTGCAACAAAAGATTCTCCCACAGGTTCTGGTTGAGAATCTGAACCACCAATATAAAGATTTCCGTTGAAATCTCCTGCAATATTTACACTTTCTGAGAGGAATTGTTTAAATGATTTCATTTTAGTTACAGTTCCAACGACGGAGTGCTTTGTTGATTTTTGAATCTGGATCTCTTGCAGTTTCTGTTGAAGTCAATCGTTTTTTCATTCCGGACATACGACTACAAAAGTTTTTACGCCTATCTGCTCTTTTACCTGTTGGGTTTTTTTCAGTTACAGCAGTTTGTAACTTAGAACCTGGATTCTCTCTACGATAAGCATTCACTGCTTTTTGACTTAATCCATCAGTTTTATCTTTACGATTAACTTTTTGCCAGTCTTCTATCTGCAAAAACTGCTCTCCTGGTTTAATGTCTGAAATATTATATGCTAAAACTCTTGAACCTGGATATACTTTGTTAATTTGATCCTGCACTTCTCTGCGATTTGGTGTAGAAATTTGAGGAAAGAACATCTTTATTGCATAATACTTTCCTCTCCAGTTCAAAGTTACAAGAATGATATTCCCAGTCTTTGATGGAATTCTTACTGCCTCATCAAGTTCAGTTTCTTCACTTACAGATTTCCACTTACCACCTGCTTTTTTATATTCTTTTGCAGCCCAACCACTTGAATAGGCAGAAGGCCATATGTCAAACTTTGCCTTTGCTTTTGCTTTCATTTTTGCCCACAATGAAGGATTGGTAGGAACATTCTTTTCATTAAGAACTTCTGCTTCCATTTCAAGTAAAATTTTATCTACTATTGAAATTTCTTCTTTTTTTATTGATGGTAAAGAAACTCCCGACATACGAGCAGCATTTTGTTGTTCTCCACCAGTTCCTCCTTGCGCCAAAGCATCTATTTTTTTTGCTCTCCTTGCTTTTGTTACATCTTTAGATGTGTGCTTGATTTCAAAAGATGTTTCATTTACTGGAACACAATTAGGAACTTCTTTTTCATTTTTCTTTTTTGTTCCAACTTGCTTATATCCATCCCAACAAGGATCTTTTTTTTCTTCATCCATAGAATCATGGACATTATGTTCACCACTATCTACATAATCAGCTGCAGCATCAATATAATCTGCTGCTTTTGTAATTTTGGATTGAACCCAGGCTTCTACATTTCCTTCACCTTTCATCTTTGACTTGAGACGATCTACTGCTTTTCTAATCGTTTGGAGTTCAGAACGAATCATAGAATGTTCGTGATCGGGATATTTTTTTGCTTCATCCATTGTTGAATCTGGCATAGATACGGTTACAGCATCCCACATTTGTGGGCCATAAGAACATTCTTTTCTTTTCTCTCTTTTTTTGCACATTGGACAATATCTAATTTCTTCTAGTCCTTCTTCAATTTTATTAGATACCATTTTAGGTGCTCCTCCTTTTCCTGAACGATCTGCAACTGGATCTTCTTCTCTTTTTCTTATTACTGCAGCAGCAATTTCATCTTTAGTCATTTTTGCTGCTTTTTCTTTTGAAAGACACTTTGGTTTTGGTTCTCCTGGTTCACGAGCACATTTACCAATTCTTTCACCTTTAGTGTTGTAACGATCCCATCCACCGCCACCTACACCACCCTTTTTACCTTTACCAAACCATTTGCGAAGATCTTCGTTCATTTTACCTGTTTTGATTTAGTCTCTTCACCTTTTACTCTCTTCTTTCTTGCCGTACAATGAGCACGTTGAGAAAATCCTTTTGGATTGGAGTAGTCAATATTCTTTTTATATTTATCACTTCACTCTTCTTGAAATTGACTAAAGGTTTTCATTTTTTTCTGTTTGTTGTTTTAATAATTTTGATAATTCTGCAGTTGATCCCACAAATAGTGCATTTGTAACATTAGTTGGACCTTTTCGTTCTTTAATGTCTTCAATATCTTTTAATTTCTTTTGCAATTCCATTAATTTTTCTGTTGCATCCGAAACATTTTTAATTAATTGTCCTGCAACTTCATACGCTCTAGGAGCTTCAGTTTCTTGTGCGAGTTCAAGAATACCACTTATTGCTTCTTGTCCTTTTTCTATAATAGAATATAAGTTTCCTCTTGTATATTCATAATCTTTTCTAATATCATTAATTTTAGTTTCAGTTGTGTTTAAATATGCATTAGATTCCTCAACAATTTCGACATCCACTTTAGGGGTATTGGTGTTAAATGCATCATCTAGTCCTTCATAGTTTTTACTTTTTTTCATATCTTTTAACTGAAACTATCACTAAATCCAAAATCGTCTCCAGACGCAATCAATAAATTGTCTTCATTAGTTATAGGATTAACTCCTGATCCAGAAACATGGATTGATATTGGAGTATTATATTTACCCCTTTCAACAGTTAAAACATTATTTTCTTTAGATTTTACATATAAAGTTTCATTATTAATGGTGATATATGATTTTTCTAAAATTTCTGAAGAATTGTCTACCGTAATTAAAATATCATCAATCTCAACATCAGTAGAAATATTTGTAACTACATTTCCTGTATAATTTTGAGTTGCTTGTGGTTCAACTGTATATGTTAGTTCTCTAGATGGTGATTTAGTAGAATCTCCAGAAATAAAACCAATAGAAACCTTTTTGATAATGTCTGCAGAAGTATTGTCTGTAGAAAGTGGTCCAAACAAATATGTCTTGGCAGTAAATCTTAAAGTATATATTAATGCTCTTCTAGTAGAAAAATCTCCCTCATAGTCATCTTGCATTGATATAGTATTTAAAATTATTGGTACATCTCGTTTTTCCCCAATATTTTCAATCAGATCTATTGACAAGTTGTATGATGGTTGAAAATACGGTAATATTTGCTCAATAATTTGAAGCATATCATCATTTTGCTTTGTCATAATTGACAATTCAAAATCTATATCATAAGGAACAGGCATATATGCTTTTTTTATATCAGTTTTATCTAATATGTTATTTGCTAAAAATGTTTGTGTTGCTGTTGTTTTTCTACGAGGATCATAGTTTATACCAACCAATTCAAATGACATCCTTGGCAAAGACATTTGAATTGGTTTATTGAGATCGGGAGATTGTTCAAGTCTAGCTAAAAACTTTTGAGTGGGTCCATATGCTAGAGGAACCTCTAGTATAGAAACTGTATTTCCAGAAGTATCTTTTTTTCAAATTTC